CTTGGTATCTGAGCTGATCTCCGTCGTCTCTCCTACCGTGATGTACGGGTAGGCGGTCCCTTTCTTCACACCGGCCAAATCGTAAACCGGGACCACAACCGCCCCATCCTTCGACGTGTTCTTGATCTTAGCCGCATCGAGCACGGACTTGATAGTGGTTTGTAGTGGCCATGAAAAGTCACGCTTCACTACTGACTGTCGGTTCACTTTAACCTTTCTATCGCTTCCTTCATTCGCTCTAGATGCTTTGGCCTCTCCTCCTCAGCCGCCGGAAACAGAAACGGCTGAGACGGAGTCCCCCGCTCTTTAATCGACATCGCCACGGCCCATGCCAATGACGGGTCCCCCAAGATCCGATCGGCCCACAACTCCAGCGCCTCGACAGGCGGCATGTGTGGCGGAGTTCCATACTCAACATAAGGAGCGTAGGCCTGATTGACCTCGACCACTCCCTCAGCCTCGCCCGTCCTCTTGTAATGAATGGACGCCCTAAGCAACCCGGCCACCCCAACAACGCAAAGGTTCTTCGCCTTAGACTCAATGTTAAGTCCAGTAATGTCTACCTGTCGTGCGGCTACTTCAGGAGCTATCCTCACTAGCTCCTGAAAGACTGACAACGCCTCACCCTCACCGTCCAAATCAGCGCTGATCATCCCCACCTTAAGGCACCGTTACTTGGTCCGGCTCTATTTCCTGACAGTCGATCACCATCCAGACGTGAAGTGACTCGTAATCAGTGACTGACTCCACCCTCATGTTGTGAGTGATCACCCCATCAAAGTACTTGACGTTCATGTTCGACTGTAGTGCTGGGTTCCATCTCACCACCAACTTTGGCGAGTTCGTCGTTACTAACTGTCCGGCTTTCCATTCCTCCTGGCTTCCCCAGTTGGCGATGTAGGCCCAGCACTCGTAAAAATCGACCCACCTTATGTCCTCACCGCCTCCAGCGTCTGCGGCACCGACTTGCTTCTGGAAGGTGACCCGCTTTTTGAGCATCGCCGAGCTCATCGTGCTCATGACCTTGGCTATGTTCACAAGCTTTCCTTACGGAACGGGTTAAGCATCTCTTTAATGGCCCTCGGCATCTCGACCTGTAACGGATCGGCCAGCTGTCCACGATTCTGATACTTAGCATCAGCCAGCATCTTAATGGCCTCAATGAACACGTCACCCTGCAAGGCCAAGAAGGCCGTACCGTCGGCGACGAACCGACACTTAAAGCCCTGATACCGGCGAGTCGGCACGTTCCAGATGTCCCCGATATTAAGGAAGACCTGAGGCCTAAGGTCGTTCGTGTCCACAACATAGGTGGACGGGTCCTGTGTGTTCGGGTTGTTGTCCAAGTCATACGTGGTGATCGAGGTGACTTCGGTCACCGGCAACCACGGAAACTCGAACTTACGAGTAGGCGGCACGTGATCGAACCACAGATCAAAGGTGTGAACCATAAGCGACCGGCGACAGTACTTCTCGACTTGACGACGGCAGGACTTACCAAGGGACGTGATCAACGAGTTCTCGTAATCCTGATCGACCCTGATCCACTGCTTCAGGTCGGTTAGGCTTACCGGCTCAGACCCAGACTCACTGACTAGAGTCAGACGAGGCGGGTTTAGGACTTCTCGGGTCGCTGGATTGCCCAGGCCCCCGAACTCCATCTTTTGCCATTCGTCCGGCCAGTACCCTTCGTAGCTCATGCTGTCGTTTCCTCTTGTTAAAAGGTGGCCCCACAAGCATTTTGTTCTTGTGGGGCCCCTTCATCTTACGACTCCTTCTTCAGCTTAAGCGGCTTTGGGGTTGGTGTTAGGAGCGTGTGGCTCAGAGAGCGTCACGATCAACCCACCGAACACGACGACCGAGGTGCCGGTCATGGTGCCGACCACACGGGCGTACCGATGACCGTCCACCTGGAAGCCGATTTGGTAAGACACGCTGGCCTTGCCGTTACCGGCGACGCCGTCCGTGTTACCGTCCCAGGCCACACCATCCTCACGGATGACGCCGTATTGAGTGGCATCGGCCATATCGGACCCGTCAGCCTTGTCACCCACCTGCACCTTCAGGGTGAAATAGTTGGACACATCCTTGGTCGTTTCCACCCCGACAGGGATGACCGCCATGGCGGCGTTGGGCACCGCACCACCAGCCAAGAGGGCCATATCAACCACGGACCCAGTGACAGTGGCGTTCTGCGAGGCGGGGACGATCGAGGTCCCCACCAAGACGTTGTGAGCCAAATCTTTCATCATCATCTGTTCGTCTCCTTAATCGAATGGGGCCCATTTCAGGGCCCCGTGGTTATGTTGGGTTCGCTTCTGTCCTGCTTGGTCCCTTACTGGACCTTGAGGATCGCCCCGGCGTTTTCATCCAAGACCGCCCCGCCCGTGCGCTGGGTCAGTACGTACTTGGTCTCGAACGAGCCGGACAGGGAGTAAGGATCACGCAAGATGTTGATCCCGACTCGGTCCACGATGCCGTACAGGCGCTCGAAATCGGCGAAGATGCCGATCTTGTCGCCGGACGTGAAGGCGCTGGACACCTGCGCCGTCAAGTCGATGGCCTCACGGATGGGACGCCCCATCAAGGTGGAAGAAGCATCGCCGTTCAGGCCCGGTTGCCAGAGGTAGACCCCGGTGTCGGACTTGAAGCCACGGATCAAGCGGATGGTGTCACGGTTGAACATGAACACCCCACGCTTGGCGTAGCCCTCGTAGATGCCGTAGTAGAAGTTGATCACGTCATCAGCCGTGAAGGTCGGGCTGGTCTTCGTGGTCACGACGTTGATGTTCGGGTTCTGGAGGATGCCCTCCGGTCCGTTCGTCGCACCCTTGATGAAGTCGGTGCCTTGGGAGACACCGAACTCGAAGGAGGCGTCCATCGAGATCTGCTCCTCGATGTTGAAGTCCGCATCTTCCAAGAGCTCGTTGGTGGCGATCTGTTCCGAGAAGTAGTTCTTCACGGCGATCACGACTTTGCCCCAGGCGATGTTGGTGTTCTCGCTACCCGTCGCACCTTCCACCTTCTTGGTGACACCGGGCCGACGAGTACGCTTGCGGAGGGTGATCGAGGGCTTGGAGGTCGTGATCTTCCGGGCGTACTCACGCACGGGCGAGAACTGCACCTCGGCCTTGATGATCTCGTTGACGTACTCGGTCGAGGTCAAGTAGCCGCCGCTCGGGTCCTGATTGATGGCGAGGACCTTGAGCTCCTCGGGGGTCAAGGACCCCATGCCCAGGCCTTGGCGGGACGGATCGAAACCCGTCTTCAGCGCCTTGCGCAAGAGCATCTTCTTGGCGAACTTCATCTCCTCGGGATCGACCACGGCCACGGCGGGCCGGTTCAGCTTAGTCAACAGGAGGTCGATCTCCTTGGTCTTCTCGTCCATGACCTTCTGCAGGTCTTCGGTACGAGCGACCGCCTTGCCCAGAGCGACTTCCTTCTGGGTCAATTCCTCGGTCTTTTTCTTGAAGGCCTCATTGGCCTTGATCAGCTCACCACGAGCCTCATCGAGCTGTTGCTTCTCTTCAATGGTCAGAGCCATCGTGCGTCTCCTTTACCAGGCTAGATTTTTGATGTCTTCCGGCTTCGTCTTGGGGTGGAACTCTTCCGGCCCCGGCTCGGTTGACGTGGTCTTTTCGACCGGCGCTAACCGCTCCTTCATCCCAACCAGCTTGTCGATATAGGCGTCTACTTCCGCTTCTAAGGCCTTCACGTCACCGACCAAAGCCATCTCGTTCATGGGAAAGGTCACCATCGACCCCTCCCACAGCTTCAGCTCACGAAGGCAATTGACCCGCTCCCCATCGATCGTACAGACTTCTTCGTTAATGGTCTCGTACCCAATGGACATCGAGTCGATGGCCCCTTGCTTCATGAGGGCGTAGCATTCCCGCCCCTTTTCAACCTCAAGGTTCAGCTCACCTTCGACCTTGAGTCCGAACTTGTCCTGCTCCATCGACGTGAAGACGCCGATGGGATGGCGAGTGTCGTGTTGCCAGAGGATCGGCACCTTCTTGCCGGAGGCCTCATGGTCGTTGATCGTTTTGGTGAAGGCCCCAGGCATCACCATGTCCCCGCCCTGGTCCACGTTGTTGAAGGTGGACAGATAGCCGGAGAACGAGGCCGTTGAGCCGTTGTCGGACTTGACGAGCTTCTTTATGCGGAAGGTTTTGAATTTCAAGTAGCACCACCGGTCTGTGAACTGGTGCCCTTGACGTCAGGCTGGGAGACTTTAGACTTTGCGGCGAGTAGCGGGATCTTTACTGTATGTAACCGGCCCTTGTTCTTATGCCGGATGAAGATGTACGGGTCCTGCCCAACTTTCTCTATGTACTCGGCCATGATAAGGCCGGACTCTTTAGGACAACAGTCGCAACGGATGAGGTAAGCCACTCAGTCCTCCTTAGTATAGCACGGCCCGGCTTACTTGTCAACCCCGCTCGTGTCGTAGGTGACGGTACACCGGCAGTTGATCACGTTGCCTGGGTCACCGGTCGGGTCACCCGGATAGTCCATCGGCTCTCCCGTCTCCTTGAACTCCTCATCCAGATCAACCGTCTCCCCGTCAGCGCTCACGTGATCGAACTCACCTTGGCGAGTGCGGTCGTCGATTGTGGACAGCCAGACCTTCTTTAGGCCCGACAGCCCGGTCGCATAGGCACCTTCTAGGGAGCCGTAGTTCGACGCCCCGATTACCTCGGTACGACCGATCATCTCGGCTCGATAGTCGGTGTCGATCCCGTCCACTGCGGCGGCGGCTTCTGTTATGTCTGACCCGTTATCGATCGCCTCATCTAGAGCGCTTACGACTTGATCCCTGGTCGTGTCGTTAATGCTGGTTATCTTACGGCCACCATGCTCAGCCATGTACTCATCGACTGATGACTCCCAGTCCGTATAATCCTTGACCGACTTGCCCCTATTAAGTGAGGCCACGACCCTCTTACCAAAGTCAGGAATGACGCCCTTATAGCACTTGCGCATACGGACGGCCCACTCACCGTGGCTCTCGCTCTTAAGGTAAGCCTCTACTTCATTCTTAGCGTGTGTCAGGTTGTCACACTTACGCACGATGGAGGCACACGCCCTGATGTCACTCTTCAATTGGGCTTTAAATGACGCTGTCGCCTTGAAGGTGTGGCTACGACGTTGTGCCTCGATCGACTTGAAGTAAGCGGCTTTGTGCTCACTCGTCCTCACATCAAAGCACTTCTTCTGCTTGTCCTCCGGGTCGTCATCCTCCGGGTCCACCTTCGGCAATCCAGGGAGGCCAGGCATCGGCGGGGGAGGAGGCGGGTTAGCCACCACGTCGGCGGGCTTAAGCGTGTTCGGGATCATCCGCTCATCAGCCAGCTCGTCAGTCGCAGGGTCGAAGCCGACCGCAGTCCTCGCCTCATTGGCCGTGATCAAGCCACCAGCGAACCACTCACCGTAGCGCTTGAACAAGTCATCCCGGTCTTCCTGCAAGGCCTCGATGTCGTCTCGGTCATATTTGAGGTAGGAGCCGTCCTTCCACCACTGCTCAAACCAGACGTTCCAGCCGTCAACGATGTGGTCCATGAGCGGGCAGACCGTCCCCTGATAGAAGGCCTTAGAGGCCATCTCAAAGTTGGCGTAGGTCTGTGAGTCTGGATCACCCAGCAGTTGCGGCGGCACACCGTACAGCTTGCAGATGTCACGAGCAGTGAGCAAGCGGCCTTTCAGCCAGTCCATCTCTTTGGGCGTGTTGGATAACTGCTTCCACTCAGCGCCGCCGTCGGACTCCAGCACGATCGGTCGCCCTGCGTTCTCTGGCCCCGAGTACTTGAGCTGGACGTCCTTCTTCAAGTTGTCCATCTGCTCCTCGGTCAGGTTGCCTTTGACCATTATCAGCCCAGACGGGGTGGCGTTATTCTGGAGAAGATACAGGTTCCACCGAGTAGAGGCGTTGTCCGTGTCCACGGTCGCCCCGCCCGGTTCTAAGGGTGAGAGGCCGTACCAATCGCTGGTAGGGTGGAACATCTTTCGATGAAGGACTCGGGACGGGTCGTAGGTGATCTTCTGCGCTCCCACGTCGTAGCGGTAGCCGCCGACCTTGTTGACCGTGCCTGGCAACACCTTGATGCGGTCAGGTCGCATGACCTCAAGCATGAGCGGCGGCGTCTTGAGCGGAGAGCCGGTATCGTCCGGGTTGGTCAACGAAGGGCCGATCCCCGACTCGTAGCTATTGCCGACGAGCAAGTAGTAAAGGACCACGGACTTCAAGTAGTCAGCATACCGTTGCTCGGGATTCGGTTTGCGAAGAAGGTCGAGCTTCGGGTGCTTGAGGATCTCCTTATCGGCTTTGCTGTAGAGCTTTATCTTGATACCGGCACAAGCGTTGGCGATGTAGGTCGTGGCCGAGTAGACGTTGATGTTTGACTCGAAGCCCTCGTCCATGAACGCCTTGAAGTTGCGAGGAGAGAACTGCGGCTGGCCATGGGCCGTGAGGACGATCGCCTGGGTGACACGTGAGCTCTTCTTATTCCAAGGTAACAAGTCAGCTATCTTCATGTTGCCGTCCTTTTCGATTGCTAATCTTTAAAAGGCCACTCCGGAACGTCCACTGTCTGCCCCTTAAGAGCATGGGTGCAGTCATCGAGGAACTGGATCTTGCCGTCTTTGATAAAACAATGACAAGTCCCAGCTCCCGTCGCTAGGATGGAAGGTGAGATAGTCGGCTTCTCCACGTCCCCATTAAACTGCCACGTCGAGTTGATCCCGTGAGCGCAGTCACACCCAGGGCACCAGTAATGCCACACGTCACCATTTTTCTTGATCTTCATTACAGCCTCGTCACTCTGTTAGAGGTGCGGGTCATCAAGCGAGACACAGCCCAGACCATAGCGTCGAACCTGTTCGGGGAGCGCTGGCCCTTCGCTCCCGTATACGTGGTCATCTCTTTCTCCAGCTTTGGATGACGACCGACCATGTGAAGCAGTCCACGTGCGGCGAGATCGGCCACCGGCTCAGCCCTCACTATCTTGCCCCGTGAGGCGTTCACCTTCTTGAAAGGGACCGTGATCCCGGCGGCATCGGCGGCAGTCTTGATCACCGCTTCCACCATGTCGCCGCCGTAATTCGCCTCACCCGTCACGTCGTCTGCTTCCAGTCTTTCGTAAGCTGACACCGACTTGTTGCCCCACTCGTTCGGCTTACCTCTGAGCGTATCGTCTACCAACACGTAGTAGTGGCCATCGACCGATCGACCCGCTCCCACGATCCCCGTCTCATCAGCAGTAGGGTCGTCGCTACCAGCCGGGTCAACTCCGATCGAAACCTGCACCAGCTCCGGCGCTCCAGAGACACGATTAGCGTCGATGTTGTCTTGATCGAACAGCGCCCCGATCACTTTCTTCTGCCGAACCATCTGGAACTCAGCCTCGAAGGCCCGAGTGCTCATCGACTGGCGCTGTGACATGAGAAACTCAGCCGACGCCCACTGCGGCGACAAAGCCTCATCAATCTGCCGACCAAGCGGATCATTCTCGATCCCCAACGCCGGGAACGTCAGCACGACCCAAGGCTCCTTCGATTCTTGAAGTATCCGGTCCATTAGATCGCCCGGACACCACGGCGAACCGATGATGACGATGGCTCCGTTCGGCATGAGCGTCGGTACCAGGGTGTCGGTGTAGAAGCGGTACGTCTTCTCCTGTAGCGTCGGGTTCGCCGCCTCTTCCATGTTCTTGTGCGGGTCATCGATCAACAACACATCGGCACCCTTGCCGGTCACTGTCCCGTTGATCGACGTTGACACGTAAATACCGCCCTCGTTCGTGTGGAAGCGGTTGGCGGCTTGGCTATCCTGTCGTAGGCTGACTTGCTTGAACGGCTCGAACTCGCCCAGGGCCCGATACTCAGGCGAAGCGATGATGTTGCGCACGTCACGTCCCAGATCGGTCGCCGTCTCGTCACCGTATGATACGTTGATGATCTGGTTCTTCGGATTCCGACCCAGATACCAGGCCGGGAATCGACGGCTTCCCTCCTCCGACTTACCATGACGGCGAGGGGCCTGAATCATGACCCGCTTCAGCTCACCACGTTCAACCTTCTCTAACGCCTCGGCGATCAGCTCATGGAAGCGAGCGACGAAGAAGTTCGGCTTCGTGTACTTCATGAAAGGGACGAGCCGCTCAACTGCCGCCATACGGTCGAGCAATTCCTGAGCGGCTTCCTCCCTCGTTACCGTCAATTCTGCATAACCTGGGGGACGAGCGGCTTCCCTGCGGCGATCGACAGGAGCTCATCCTTGCTCAAGGCGACTTTGTGCTCGTGCTGGAACTGGATCGGCCCACCATTGGGCCCAGACACTTCATTAATCGATCCGAGACGATATTTGCGGTCATGGGCCTTTAGCAGAAACATCAAGAGCGAGTCGCTATACTTCCGTATTGCACCTACCTTCACACCTTTTTGGTAGATAGGCTCAGTCCAACCCTGAAACGCTCGGCGTGTGGCCTCGGCCTCCAGCGCACGGACTCCGATTGCCTCGGCTTCATCCCAGGCCACAGCCAAGGCCGGGTTCACCTTACGATGAGCGTAAAATGTCGATGGGCTATAGCCTGCCTCTCTTGCGGCGAGTGTCACGTTTGCGGTCTCGGCCAGCTTGTCGAGGAAGACTCGCATCGTGGCCGAGTCCAAAGGCTGATTGGCCGGGGGAGCGGGCTGGTAGGGGACGGTTTCCATAAGGAAAGGAAAGCACAAGGACCGGCGGGCTGTCAATAGAGGCGGCGATCGACGGTCCAAGGTGGGTTAGGCGGAGCCTCTGAGCGTTCACTTGACCCGCTTTTCGGAACGGCTCGAACCTACTACCCCTACCGTTCCGTATTACCGTTCCGTATCTAGGAACGGGCCCTGAACGGCCTTCCTACGTGCTCGGATCGACCCGTTCCACCGTTCCGGAAGAAAATAAAGAGAGAGAGAAGAATAAAAAAGAGGGACGGAACGGGGAGGGGTATCCCGCCCGCTATAGGAGAGAACCCGGAACATACGGAACGGTCACTTTGCTTTATCGTTTCAATTGAAGATCGGCTTGAACGGGAGCCGTTCCGTATTTGGGCCGCTCGATCCGGAACGTTCCGGATGGTTGAGTCGGAACGGCTCAGCTCTTCTGAGTCGGCTTTGGTTGGGCGATCATCGATCCGGACGGGTCGGACACAACCTCAAGTTCTGTCTCCCCGTCCCCTCGCACGTAGCACCAGGTCGGGTGCCCGTCGATCCTCAGCCTTTTGTGTTCGAACTGGAGCCGTTGCATGATGCCGGTGATCCGTGACGCTGAGCCCAAGTCCTTCCTAAAAGAGTCGTGTATGCCGATTATGCGCCACACGTCACCAGTCGGCACTTTGCCGTCCTCGATCTTAGCGAACGCTCTCTCGATCGGCTCGAACCACGGATCGATGGCGAGTCGGTGGTCCTGTTCCACTCCTGCGACCGCCCATAAGTGCTTGGGTAGCTCGATCGACGCTCCCTTAGCTTCTAGGAAAGCCGCCTCGGCCCAGAGCTGGTCTCGCTCCTGAGCGATCCGCAGTTTGTCGAA